GACCTGCATCAGTTATAACTTTAGCTGTATAACTATGCACATCAAACCCTGTGTTAATCTCATCAATGGCTGTCTTATCTTCAGATAAATGTGCGGCTACACGAAACTCTAGCTGTGCAAAGTCAGCCTCCAAGATGTGTCCACCTTCCCATCGTGATACAAATACTTTCTTTACAGGGAACGTACCACCACGAGGCATATTCTGCATATTTGGATTTCGTCCACTGAACCTACCTGTAGCTGATATGTGTTGTGTCAGTCCAACGTGGAGCAAACCATCAGGCTTAGTAAAGATACTGATACCCTCTACGAATGTAGATAGGTATGATGTCAGTGCAGATAATCTCTTAACGTCTTGTATAAACAATACTGCCTCATTCATTTTATTGTTACGTGCTGTACTGATAAGTATGTCGAGACTATCTTTACCTGTCTTGAAACCATTAGCATTTACCCACGACTTATCTCTAGGTGATAACTTAAATCCTGCTACAACTCCTGTGTCTAACAGTAAGTATCCTTTTGCATTACAGTCTGGACAACCACTAGGCTTTTTAAAGTTACTACCATCTTTCTTTATTTTAAATACTTTACCTTTTCCTTTACACTTAAAACACATCTTAGCTTTAGTTTTACTTAGTATAGTACTGTAAGTACTAAGTGTATCTTTAAACTCTTCAGGTGATATAGACTCAAATGTATCCACCCAAGTTTTTTTGTCAATGGGGGTGCGACTAAATAACACTTTAGACATTTGTTCACCACTGTTGAGATTGATTGGTGTGTCACCCATGTACTTGCGTACTGTAAGATTGAGCCTGTCTTCTATCGCTACCTTCTCATCTTCAAACTCTTTGCGTACACTCTGCAAGACATCTGCATCAATCTTTATGCCGTTCATGTACATACGAGTAAGTGTTTTGCATACATTGAAGGTTATGTCTCTGACGTTGTGCAAGGTTTGACTTTCAGCAGTAGCGTAGTCCTTTTCTTGACTGTGGTATAATGACGCAGTGGCATTTAAGTCACATCTTAGGTAGTGATCTAGCTCTTTTATAGGTATCTCATTCGTATTGTATCCATCTTTGTAGTATTTCTTGAGCGTGTCGTCCTTCTGATGATCTAATTCACGATACTCTGCACACGCTTCGAGACTGAGAGGACGTTTTTGACCCCTAAGTAGAAGATATTCAGCTAACATTGTGTCATATATGTCACCATCGTACTTAAAACCACTAGCCCACAGCCACATCAAGTCGTGTTGTGCGTTGTGCATTACCACTAGAGTAGCGTTATCTAACACAGCTTGTAGTTGTCTTGCCCGGTCACCCGATATGTCTTGATAGTCAACGTGATCAAACGTCATAACGTACTGCTCATCAGAGTTATCTAGGTTCTGTATACCTACCTGTGTCAATGTATTTGTAGGCTCAAAGGGATCAAGGTGTGTCTTACCATCTCTCTTTGTTACTGTGTTCTCTACATCTAGTACTAGTCTCATCTATCTTCTCCTCAAACAAAATTTTCACTAGAATAAAACTTAAACCGTTTGTTCTTAGAGCTTGCTCTATTCTTAACTGTTTTCATATTATCTGAAACTGAAACCCAACGCAAGTTTTCTATTTTATAGTCTAGTTTATCCTCATTTATGTGGTCTACATTATAATTATCTTTTGGTAATTGATTAGATACAAATGCCATTCCAAATATTCTGTGTGCGTATACTCGTTTACCCTGTTTTCCATTATTAATAGTATAACATGGATATACTGCACGACTACAATTTGGCATGATGGTATTTCCTGTGTGTGTATTAACAATATAAGGAAAGTCTGTGCGACTTTCATACATAGGTAATGGGTGCATACCCCCAGTAAAGTACAATAAATATTTTTCTTTTGGTACAGACTTTAAGAAATCTGAAGTTCTGTTTAAGTCAATTCTACGTTGACCTGATTCTCCAAAAAATATTGCTATGTCTGCTATATCTAATACATCTTGAACTAAAGTTGTATCTTCTTTTATAAAGAAATCTAACTGTCTCATGCTGAATACCTAGCTGTATCTCCATCTAACTCAACTGTTATGCGACCATGCCACCCACCTTGTAATTTATTCTTAGATATAATCAAGTGTCTCTCTGGATCTTTTTCACCACTGTCGTAGTCTACTCTGTTCATTGATATGAGTATCATTAAGTCTGTCTCTGCGGCTTTACCTGTCTTACTACCTTCAAGCATGGACTGATCTACGTTGACAACATTCTGTGCTGATGCAGATAACTGAGACATATAGAAGATAGCACAGTCATACTGTTTAGCTATGTTACGTGCATGAATGGCAGCATCCTTTAGATAGACATCAGACTTATCACTAGTACGTGAAGCAAACTTATCACCCATGTCTAGTACAACTATATCTGGCTTGTATCCTTTGATGACAGCTTCAACCCACTCCATCGTTTTACCAGTGGTATCTTTTAGTACAAGCTGATCAAGTACAGGGTTGTACTTTTGTGCAGCTTTAAGTGGGTTAGCTACGATCTGTTTACTTGTCATTCCTGTAGCTGCATTCATGTATCTTTCACCTACTCTATCGTAGGATTCTTCGTTGACTAACACCATACATTTTGCACCTTGAGAAGCGAACCCCCCTTCAGAGGCTATAAGAGAGGCGTGGAAGCTTGTCTTTCCTGTGTTAGGTCTTGCACCTACCATAATTAAATGCCCCCCACTCACGCCTTCTATTCTGCGACCAAGGCTAGGAATGTTAAACTTCCATTGTGCTTGTTGTTGGTTCATTTTGAGTAGCGTATCCATGCTGATGTCATCCCATTCAACCTTGAGGTTAGGCATGAAGTCATCTTGATAGTCTGTGATTACATTACGTATAGCTTCTAGGCTGTGAGACTTACCATTTACGTAATCCAATCCGATGTTAGCTATCTTTTCTCCTACTACTCGTTGGAACAGTTTAGATAAAACATCTGTAGCTATGTCATTACTAAGAGGTGTCTCTCTATCTATCTTTCTAAACAGATCTCTGAAGACTTCTTTGTTTGCAGTAGTCATTGTTCCATTGTTTGCATAGAACAAAGCTTCAAGTGTAGCTGTAGTCAAAGACTTCTCATACTTTTCCATACCGTACTCAAGCGTCTGCTTTATCTTACGCAAGTCTTTTGTAAATAACGAATCAGGAAATCTTATACCTTTATGTTGGTCGTAGATGTCCTTGTCCATCATCGTTTTAAGTAGGGCTAGTTCGTGCATCATTGTGTGTACTCCTTTAATTTTAATACGTCTTCTTCTGTTTTGTATTTAATGTCATCTTGCAACATCATAACCATTGTGTTGATCCCTGTCCAAGATTCAATCTCTTTCTTGTACTCAATACTCTTATGTGTAGCGTCAGGATCAAGTGCTACAATAATTTTTGTGTAGTCTTGTAAGTATTCCATATGATCGTAGTTTATATTAGTACCTAAAATTGCTATGCCTGTGACATTTGGACACACCTTTGCTACAGTGATAGCACTGATGACATCTTCTACTAGTACAACTACTCCGTTTGACTCACCCATACATCGACTAAAGACAGTAGCGTTGCCTGTGTATCTATACCATTTAGGTACAGCACCACTCAACGCTCTGCCTATTGCATCAACAATCTTGTGTCTGTCACGTATTAGAAACACAGCACGATCTTGTCTTACATCATACATCACATCTAAGTATTCGTTCTCTAATCCCCATCTAGATATAAATCTATGGTAATTAGTTTGAGATGGTTCAGGATAAGTGATGTACTCAGGTATATCAAATGTCGGTGTCTCTACTTTTCTAGTCTCTTTTAGATCGGATAATCTACTGGCTATCTCATCAGCAGATAAGTTAACTGCTACAAAGCTAGGCTTTAAATCACACCCAACATCTGTCCTAAAACAATTATATTTTATAATACCACTTTCATTTGTTGCAGTAAAAGTATTCCTCTTACCACACATAGGGCAATCAGATCGTATTGATTCCCCATCGGATAACTCAAGGTCTTCAACATAATCTCTAATGTTTATCGTCATTCTTAAATCTCCTTTCTAGTGCATTGGTTGCACCACTAAATGTGTTGACAAGATAAGGCTTGACACTCTGAGGTGACTGATGACCTGACACTTGCATTATACCAACTAAGTCTACTCCTGCTTCAACCATTTCAGTTATAGCTGTACGCCTGAGATCTCTTGCTTGTAACTCTTGAGGTAGATTAGCTTCGTCCTTTACCTCATTGATAAGTATATGTATTTCATCAATCGTGTAAGGTGAGTAAGTACCTGTTATAGGTTTAGTTCGTGGTGCAACGTACTCTTGAAAGTCGAAGTCTTCCTTCTGTACCTTCAACATTTTGACTAACGAATCTCCTATAGGCAAGTGTACATCTGCTCCTCGTTTGCTTTGTTCGTAGTCCATGCGTTTCTTATCTAAGTCGAGTGACTCCCACTTGAGAAGACGCATATCACCTACACGTTGTGCTAACTCATAAGACATATGAAAGATCAACCCTATACTACGCCACTTAAAATCAGAGTAAGCTGTATCTAAGAATAGTTTTACTTGATCAGGTTGCCACATTACTTTGCGTGGTTTTGTTTTAACTTTCTTAACGAGTGCCATTGGGTTGTGAGGTA